TTCGTTGGGTTATTATCTTACTCGTTGTGGTCTTTGATCCACTTGCTATCATGTTGGTGCTAGCTGCCAATCAAAGTAAAGAGTGGGACAATAATGATGACGTAGAAGAAGAAAACAAACTACGTGAGCAAGTTGAGCATGAAAAGCAAGTTGAGACTATCTTAGTCCAAGAGGTTGAAGTACCTGTTGAGGAAGATTTAACAGAAGTAAATCACTTGTTAGCAGAAGCGGCAGTTGTGGAAGAGCCAATCATTGATGTTCCAGTAACAGAAGAAGTGGAAGAAGTTTCTATATTAGACAAGCATCAATACTTGAATCAACCATTCGTTCACTTTACTAATACCTACCCACTAGTTCATAAACCAAAAGTTGAAGAACCTGCATATGAAGCTGACGATAGTCCTTTAACAGAAGAACAGATTGAACAGATTGTTGAATCAGCAGAGGTTCCTAAAATCTTAACACTTGGGGTTGACGAAGTAGAACGTCCAGGCGACTATGTTACTCAACCGGAAGAAGCAGGTCCAGCTTTCGAGGGCGTTAAAATGAATGGTGAATGGATTCAGACTGGGCGTGACTTTGTTGAATCCAAAGATACTGACAAGGTACCGGATATCTCTTTGATTAAAGGTACTGACTACATCATGTACAATGGTAACCGCATGCACAAAAATGCGTTTAAAGCAAATCACCCTGAGTTAGCACTTGAAGTAGACAATCCCCGTGCACCTAGAACTGGCTTTGGCATCGATTTTCCTTTAGCCCCACACATTGGTGATACGTTTGTTCGAGTAGATGCATTCCCAAATAGAACTTACAAGTTCAATGGCGTGCGTTGGATCGAGACTAACAGAAGTAACACTGATACCTATTTAGGTAATACTAACTACTTACAATTTTTAGTAGAAAAGATTGCAACTGGTGAATATGATCCTGAGCAACTAACAGCCCAGGAAGAGGAAGCGATTAAGGAATATCTCCAAAATAAATAATCGAAAACTCTTGACAATTAATCCTCTTTAAGTTATACTATCTCTATTGTTTAACTTAAAGAGGATTTCCCATGAAGCGCACACTTACTGTTCTTGCTATTGCTATAGTTCTAACCGGTTGTTCTAGCACCAAACTGTCTCGTGGCACTGACAGTGGGCAGATTACTGCGATTAACGCACAAAAACTCACCACTAATTTTAAGCGTAAAGGCATCAAACTTGAATGGGAATGTGCTTGGGGTACAGGTGCGTTTGGTTTGACTGATGCAGTTTGTATCAAGGGCGATATCAAAGCAGTGGAAGTTACTGCATACGCTCCTAGCAACGGTAACAGTGAGTGGAACCGAGAAACTGCATTTAAAGTTGCCGCAATGAATGCGAAGGCAAAGTTGCGTAAGTTCATCCATCAAGACGTTTACACTAGTGAAGTGTCTACTACTCTGAGTAAGAACGTTGAGAAGGCAAACGACCGAATTAAAAATCGTATCAACATGGGTGAGGAAGTTGCAATGAGTGACGAAGACGCCGCAAAAGATACAAACTATGCGATTCGTGAGAATACAAACGAAACAGTACGAACCGTTACTGAAACTGTTCGAGTTAACGCACAGGGTATTTTGAAGGGTGTTCAAGTAACCGACGAGTCCATCGTTGACCGTCAAACTGTCGCTGTTACTATTCGCTGGGACAAAGACAGCGAACGTGCAACTGAAATTCTGAATAAGAAATTCCGATGAAAATTCTTGTCATATTACTAACGTCATTGTTAGTAGCATGTTCAACGACACCATCTAAAACTTCACGAGGATCCGATAATAATACACCAATGCGTGTAACCGGAATCGGATCCTCGTTTAAAGATGCACGACAAGATGGGTTCACACAGGCTATTCAACATGTGGTTGGCACAATCGTAGTCAATGAGAGTGAAGCCGTCAATTCAAAATTAGTAAGGGATGATATAGTTGAACACAGTTCAGGATATGTTGACACTTACAATGTAGTCAACCAAACTTCGGTAAATGGTAAAATTTATCTAGTAATGGATGTTTACATCAAGCACAGTCAAATCTCAAAGAGAATTTTAAACAAAGATAAGGAAACCACATCAGTAGACGGTACCAAGTTATCTACACAATATTCTACTTACCTTGAATCTCGTAAAACACTTACGGAAGTCTACTCAAACGTGTTAAGAGATTTCCCAACAAAAGCATTTACTGTGAAGAAGGTGAGTTCACAGTTCATGCTGGATAGAAACAACCACGCTAGGTTACTAGTGAAGTATAGAATGGATTGGAACTACAATTATCTTGTTGCATTGAATGAAATGTTTCAGATGGGCGAAGATGCGCAAGATAGTAGCCTCGTTCAAAACAAGATTGTAGTCATAAGCAAGAAGCCTGACAGTTGGGTAGGCAAAAACAACAGGTATTACTTTAACGATGATAGCCTTTACGACTTAGTTTACAAAAACTTGTTGAGGGGTGTTATTGTTTACGGTATCTTGCGTGACAATCAAGGTGGCGTAGTGAAGTGTGAAGCACATCATAATTCATTGGTTATGGGAGGGAGTTATCTCTTAGTGTCCGGTTCAGATTATATACAAACTGACATGGATATTTCTATTCTTCCTGAGGAAGTAAATAGATTAGAGAATACTCATATAGTTGAGTTTGGTATAACTACCGACGACAATTATTGTAATCGCATGTTGCAAGAAAGATAAGTAAATGACAATGCAAGAAGAAACCAAACAATTAAATCATTGCAGCTTTTGTGGCACAAGCAAAGAGAAAGTAAAAAAGCTCGTTGTTGGTGAACAGGCTGCTATCTGTAGCGAATGTATCGAGTTATGCGAAGACTTGATTGAGGATGAAATTGATGAAGCGCAGGTTGAATCTGATTATGATCCTGAATCTATCAAAGAGTTCCTGGATCAACATGTTATCGGTCAAGACGATGCTAAAACTGTACTGAGCGTTGCTATTGCAAACCATTACAAGCGTATCAATCACCCACCAAAAGACTTAGAGATTCAAAAGGGAAACGTTCTTATCGTAGGGCCCACGGGTAGTGGTAAAACATTGCTTGCTAAGACTGCTGCCAAGTTTCTCAAAGTGCCCTTTGTAGTCGCTGATGCAACTAGTTTGACAGAAGCCGGATACGTCGGTGATGATGTAGAATCCATGATATCAATGTTACTTAACGCGGCTGGGGGAGACAAAGAACTAGCAGAGCGCGGTATTGTATTCGTTGATGAAATTGACAAAATCGCCCGTAAGAGCGAAGGTTCTAGTATCACACGTGACGTATCCGGCGAAGGCGTACAGCAAGCACTATTGAAGATGGTTGAAGGCACAACTTGTCGAGTACAAAGCTCCGGTGGACGCAAGCACCCAGGCGGTGATATGGCTGAAATCAACACAAAGAACATCCTCTTTATTGCAGGCGGTGCTTTTGTTGGATTGAAAGACGTTATCGGTAAAAGAACAAACAACTCTGGCATTGGCTTCACTGCCGGTGTCAAGGATGCTAAGGTTGAAGGTGACTTGAGTAAAGTAACACCCGACGACTTGACTAAGTTTGGTATGATTCCTGAGTTTATCGGTCGTTTCACAACTACAGTAAGCATTAGCGAATTGACCAAAGAACAGTTAATCCACATTCTTACTGATGTTAAGAACAACTATGTGGCTCAGTACAAGTATTTGCTAAGTTTAGATGGAATCGAGTTAACTTTCACTACTGATGCCTTGCATGAACTAGCAGAACGTTGCTTGAAACTTAAAACAGGTGCTCGTGGATTGCACACTGAAATCGAACGTGTGTTAATGCCACACATGTATCGTACTCGTTACTATAAGGAAAATCAGATTAAGCTGATAAATATAGATAAGGAGAAAGTTTTAAACCCAGAATCACTATGAAAAAAGGATTAAGAGTACAAGTACATGAAGGTAACGTTGAAAAGGCGTTACGCAAATTTAAAAAGAAAGTTACCGAAACCGGTAAAATACAGGAAGTAAGGGATAGACAAGAATTCGTCAAACCCACAACTGAGCGTAAAGTGAAAGCAGGGCAAGCAAAGAGCCGCTGGAAGAAACACCTACGTAGTCAGCAACTTCCACCCAAAATGTATTAACCCACATAATATACAAATATTTTACGCAGTCTTGTAAAATATATAAGTAATGTAGATGCTTAACAGGTCTACAGTTAAAAATCTTGCTTTTCAAAGGAGAAAAAATGAGCAAAGTAATCGGTATCGACCTCGGTACAACCAATTCGTGTGTAGCCATCATTGAGAATGGCGTAACTAAAGTAATCGAAAACAGCGAAGGCGGTAGAACTACCCCATCAATTGTTGCTTACACTAAGAATGAAATCTTAGTAGGTGCAGCAGCAAAACGACAAGCTGTTACAAACCCCAAAAATACAATCTATGCGGCAAAGCGTTTAATTGGACGTAAGTTCAAAGAAGAAGCTGTGCAAAAAGATATCGGCTTGATGCCATATCAAATCGTTGAAAACTCTAACGGTGATGCATGGATTAAAGCACAAGACAAAGACTTAGCACCCCCACAAATCTCAGCAGAAGTTCTTCGTAAGATGAAGAAGACTGCGGAAGACTATCTAGGTGAAGAAGTCACACAAGCAGTTATCACAGTTCCAGCATACTTTAACGACAGTCAACGTCAAGCGACAAAAGACGCAGGTCGTATCGCTGGTCTAGAAGTATTGCGTATTATCAACGAACCAACAGCAGCCGCATTGGCATACGGTGTTGACAAGTCAGACAAGAAAGACCGCAAAGTTGCAGTCTATGACTTGGGTGGTGGTACATTCGATATCTCTATTATCGAAATCGCTAACATTGACAATGATAAGCAAATTGAAGTTCTATCTACGAATGGCGACACATTCTTAGGTGGTGAAGACTTTGACCAACGCATTATGGATCACTTGGTTTCTGAGTTTAAAAAGGAATCTGGCATTGATTTGAAAGGTGACGTTCTTTCATTACAACGTTTGAAGGAAGCATCAGAGAAGGCAAAGATTGAATTGTCAAGTGCTGCTTCTACTGATATTAACTTGCCATACGTTACAGCAGACGCAACAGGTCCTAAACACTTGAACGTTACGTTGTCACGTGCTAAGTTTGAATCACTAGTTGCTGATTTGATTGAACGTAGTTTGACACCATGTCGTCAGGCTATGAAAGATGCAGGTGTATCAGCAAGTGACATTGACGAAGTTATCTTAGTCGGTGGTCAAACTCGTATGCCAAAGGTACAAGAAGCAGTTGAATCATTGTTCGGTAAGGCTCCTCGTAAGGATGTTAACCCAGATGAAGCAGTTGCATCAGGCGCTGCGATTCAAGGTAGTGTCCTAGCAGGTTCTCGCACTGACGTATTGTTGTTAGACGTTACACCACTATCATTGGGCATTGAAACAATGGGTGGCGTGATGACTAAGGTTATCACTAAGAACACAACAATCCCAACTAAGGCTTCACAAACTTTCAGTACAGCAGAAGATAATCAACCAGCTGTTACTATTAAAGTTGGTCAAGGTGAACGTGAACTATTCAAGTTCAACAAAATCTTGGGTGAGTTTAACTTAGATGGTATTGCACCAGCACCCCGCGGTATGCCTCAAATCGAAGTTACATTTGACATTGACGCAAACGGTATCATGCATATCAGTGCTAAAGATAAAGGCACCGGTAAAGAGAATAAAATCACTATCAAATCAGATTCTGGTTTGAAAGAGGATGAAATCAAACAAATGGTCCGTGAAGCAGAAGAAAACGCAGAAGCTGATAAGAAACAAGTTGAATTGATTCAAGCACGTAATGGTGCCGAGAGTGCCATGAACAGCTTTGCTAAAGATGTTGCAGCATACGGTGATAAAGTTACTAGCGAAGAAAAAGAAAAAGCAGAAGCCGCATTACAAGCAGTTGCAGAAGCAATTGCAGGTGATGATATCGAAGCTATCACTTCATCAATCAATTCATTGTACGATGCAATCAGCCCTATCACTGCTAAGAAGTACGAAGCCGAAGAAGCTGCTAAGAAAGCCGCAGAAGGCGCAACAGAATCTAAGACAGATGAAAATGTCGTAGATGCTGAGGTTAAAGAATCTAAGTAACCTCACAACCGTAGGGTGCTGCATGGTGCAGGCCCTACATTAAATCTTGCTTATTCAAGGAGATAATATGACACAAGAAAACAAAACATTAACACTAAGAGCGTTGGACATCCCAACCATTCACAAATTTGGAATTGGCTTTGACCAAATGTTTGACGAGCTATTGAGAACCACTAGCCGACAATCAACAAATTACCCACCCCATAACATTCTAAAAATTGACGAAAACAATTTTGTGATTCAGTTAGCAGTTGCTGGCTTTGATAAGGGTGAAGTTGATATCCAAGTAGAAGGACAAATCCTATCCATCGCTGGTAGTACTAGTAAGGATAACCAATACGGTGCAGAGTATCTAGTTCAGGGAATTAGTATGCGTGACTTTGAACGTACTTTCAGATTAGCAGAACATGTTGAAGTGAAAAGTGCCGAAGTGACGAACGGTATTCTATCTATCGAACTAGAAAGAATTGTTCCACTAGAAAAACTACCCAAAACAATTGCAATCAATTACAATAAATAATATAATATGAATATAGTGCGGGGATAGTCTCCGCACTAGTAACTAGGTTAACATATATGGCACAATCAGACATTCAAGTGACAATCAAACCAAATCTTAAAATCACCGAACCCCCAATGTATAAGGTAATCTACATCAACGATGACCAGACTACCATGGAATTTGTTGTTCGTAGTCTAATCGACCATTTTAGCTACACTGACACTACAGCACTCAACATCACAACAAGCATCCACGAAGATGGGTCAGCGGTCGTAGCTGTGTTGCCGTATGAAATTGCAGAACAAAAGGGAATCGAAGTCACGCTAGACGCACGTGCAGAAGGCTTCCCGTTGCAAGTTAAGATTGAAGCATCTACCGACGAGTAATTACAAGTCGATTTCTATGCGCTTTGCGTAGTAGGGAGCCCTATCATGCTTAGGGTTATTAATGTAGTTGATATCATTAATAGTGGTATCAACTATTTTTTTATGGGTTCCAAATACCCAATGACTAATTTTACGTTCGGTGTCTTTGTATAAGATATAGTCAAGTGTAGTGTTATCTAAAGCACCTACATCTTCACCGAAGTATAATGTGTTTGACGGAACACAGTTAGAGATTACAATGATTTTCTTCACATCATTGTGCAATTGCAGCCTCTCTACGGTTTTTTCTAAGTAACTCATGTCGTCAAAAAAGTTACATTTTAACTGGAACTCGTCAGTGTCGCTTGGATAGTTCTTGTACCATCCATTAATGCCGACTAAAGCGATTCCGTCTACGACTACTACATTGTTGTGAAGATATACCACATTACTGAGAGTAGAAGTTAATCTTCCTATCTTATCTACAACATCATCTTTGTTTTCTAATTCAGGATGCTCTAATGCACCGTCAATGAAAAACACCCCTTGATACAGTTTACTTAGATGACGCAACGTTTTATGCAGGGTGTAAATGTCAGAGGTAACGTTTCCTGCAATTATGCAGAATAGGCTAGTCTGATTGCCTTCCCAATCAAACGCATCGTCTTTCATAAGAGACAAATCGCTTATTATATCAAAACCAAAAATCATATAGTATTTATTAAAAAAGGGACCGAAGTCCCTTTTTATAGTAGCATATTTAAATTATGCTTTTGGCTTTTTAGCTGCAACTTTTTTAGCTGCAACTTTTTTAGCTGCAACTGGCTTTTTAGCTGGTGCTTTTTTAGCTGCTGCCGGCTTCTTAGCTGGTGCTTTAGCTTTTGGAGCTGCCTTCACTGCTGGTTTAACTTCAACTTCAGCTACGGGTTGTGCATTTACTGCTTCAACCTTAGTTTCTGTTTTAGCTTCAACAACAGCTTCTTCTTTCTTGCGTGTAAGCAAGTAAACGATAGCTGCGATTACAGCGATACCTACGAAATATTCCATGATAAACTCCTTGTGTAATGGATAAA